ACGATCTGGCTACGACCTTCTACCTCATTACCATAAGGATCACGGAGATAGTATTCCAACGCCTTCTGACGCTGGTCTGTAGTCTCAGAGTCAATAAAGCCGATAGAGTTATCTATCTCATCCTCAAGAATTCCCTTAATTTCTTCTGAATCCATGCGCTACCCCTAGAATTTTACTAATTATACAACCCATTGCACGTTATTTGGCAACTTTGATGACCACGAATCAGTGCCTTCGTCAAGGCTTATCGCCAAGTATCTGAAGCTATCTGAGTAGTGTGATGCCCAATCATGCAGGGGTTTTTCGTAGAATACGTTACGTTTCTCGTCATGCTCGCGCCTGTAATTACGCAAAGCATCTAGGCCAGGCTTAGTCTTTGGATCGAACCAGCACCGCGGAAGCAACCGTCTTACCGCTTGAATACCGTCAGCTACCGACAATCTAGGCGCAACAGTTATGTTTAGTCCTGCCTCCATGAGTACTTCTTTGCGCGATCTTCCCGTTCCAAGTTCCCTAACCTCAACGTCATGCGGTAAGAACTGCTCCCACCTCGCATAGTCATTGTCTTGCAGCCAGCGTACATACCACTCCAGACCTTGTCCGTGGTTTTCGACGCAGTCAATAAGCCGCACTTCTTTGCCAACCAGTTGAGCCACCCATAGACAAGTAGAATCGCCCATGCCCAAATCCCAAGCAACAAAAGACCTGCAAAGATCATCGCGCTCAATACGGGTGATATGGCCTTTTTCCTCGATAGTATTGATGATCTGACCATAGTAGCTACCCTCAACCGCTGAATTAAAATCGCACTCAAACTCTTGCCGGTACTTGTCTTGCCCCATCTCAGCTTCAGCAGCTTTAAGCTCAGACTCAATGATAATGTTTGTTTCAGATGCTTTAAACTCAACTAAAGCCCAATCTTCTGTATCTTCAGCCCTATCTCGCAACTCTTTAAAATGGTTATTACCTTTCGGTGTTCCAATAAACAAAGCCCAACCTAATCTATCAGCGAGTGCTGGACGCAATACTTCGTTCCAGACTTTAGGATTCATATCACCAACTTCGTCTAAAACTACTCCATCATAGTAAGCACCACGTAATGAGTCAGGGTTATCTGCGCCATGTAAAGATATTCTGCGCCCCCAAAAATCAACCCTAAGCTCTGAAATATTAGCTACTGCTCCTAATGGCTTCGTATACTTAACTAAGTAATCAAAAGCAATACGCTTGGCTTGTGTATAAGTAGGCGCAACATAAGCGTATCTAGGAGACTCTAAGTCACACTCAATAGCTCTTTTGACAATTTGATTAATAGCAGCAACAGTTTTACCAAACCGTCTGTGCATAACGCCGACAACAAATCTATTGTTATCTAACGCTTCGTGGAGGGTTAGTTGATGCTTTCTAGGTAGATATGGGATGACTATTTCTTCCAATTTTTACCTACCCATATTGCATAAATAGCAGATTTACTTACATTGAATTTTCTAGCTAATGTAGTACCAGTACCCTTTACACCACCTTTAGCTTTCATTATTTCAAGCACCTTATCTTCATCTAACTTTGCCCACTTAGCATTAGTTCCCTTATTGCTTGGAACAATCAACCTTCCCATCCTGACAGTATCTTGTGCATTGTCTTTATGTGTTCCAAATTCTAAGTGCCAAGGATTGACGCAATTAGCATTACCGCATTTATGCAACATTATTTTATCTTTTGGTATTTCGCCACGATAAAGCCTATATGCGGTTCTATGCGCTCTTTCATTGCCAAGATGTCGCCCACCAAGTCCAATAATTCCATAACCACGCTCATGAACTGCTCCCATCCATACCCAACAACCCATAAATGGAATACGTTCTACTTTGGCCTCAAACCTGTCAGCCAATGATTTTCTTATTTCTGCCATGTGACCACGTGCTGTTGCGCTCCACCGTCTGCGCCTGTTACCTCAGTCCTAGCCAGCTTAGGTATATGGTACTCACTGAGCTTGTTCATCAAGTCTAGTGCCTTATACGGGTCGTCTTGCGCTACTTCATTGAGCCATCTGTCCATGTTGCCAGCATTACGCTCTAGTAGATTAGCAATAGCCTCTCGGACTACCTGCGTTGACTTGTTAGGCACTCCCTTAGGTCTACCAGGGCCAGCAGTGCCATCGCCTACTTTCCAGTTACTTGCAGTTTCTTTTACTTTTTCTGTTTCCATTTTTGCATTACCTTTCAGGTGTCATGCTTACTAATTTATTCGTTATACCCAAACTCATATGGGTAGCCTTCAGACGACAATGTTTTTGCTTTTACTTTTTTACTAACTATTTCATATTCGCCACTTAAAGTATTTTCTCCATGATCTTGAGCGTATCTTTTACTTGTTGTAACCCAATCACCATTGTTTATATCTTTTACTCCTTTGGGAACTGCCCTATAAACAGTAACATCTGCATCTGGCTTTCCTTTTGCTTTATACGCAGCAGAAAACCATTGAGAATCTATCTCTCTGTTTCCTATCCCATACAAATTTGCGCCTTTAGATGAATATACATCTGTTGGCATTATCCCACCCAAATTATCTATTGTTGCTCCATATACCTTTGCATTTGGTGGAGTATGTGATCCTCTATAATCTAAAGGCTTTGTATTTACTGGCTCAGGTAAAGATTGAGTAGGAACATTAAGTAATCCTGTAGGCTTTATGCTTCCTTGAAACTGGCTAAGATTCATTACTTTTTGATAATACGGTGTCTGCGTATAGTCACCACCAGCAGCTTGAGCCTGTGCAAACTGTGCTTCTTCCTCCTTAGTCGGGAAGTATCTGGTCGTAGCCTCTTGTGCGAATTGCTGTGGATTACTAGCCAGCAGACCAAAACCACGTTTAGTGGTCTGATATTGCTGTTTTGCTGCCTCAATAACGCTATCTAGTAATCCCATAACAATCCTCAATAATACGTATCGTAAACATCTGGCCTATTCTGCCGTATCCATGCCCTACTATCCTCATGACATTTAGCAAAGTCATTGCCTACTGTCTGACTTCCTGCGTGATGCACATAGCCTCTGCTTACCCAATGCGTAAAGCCAGCCTTAGTCATGTCATCACATATAATATTATCAGAATACCAATTAACACTAGGAAACTTAGCTGCTTTCCATGCTTCCTTTGATACCGCTGCGAATATTGGCGCAATAGTATTGGCTTTCTTTATCATTCCCTCACTGCGATACCGTAGTCCTACTATATCGTCATCAACAATAGGGAATCTTATGTTTTGCTCTGGCAGTACAAAGTCTGACCTGCATCCCAAGAAACCTAGTTTATAGCCAGCGTTCTTTAGTAAATCCCAATCTACTGCCATTTTGGTAATTGTACTAGGTGTCGGCACTACGTCATCATTAGCCAAGATCACCGAATCATAGCCTTGAGCAAACGCATAGTCTGTAGCTACATTGTAGGCATCACCAAAGTTAGACTCCATATTCGGAATCATCTTTATGTGCTTACCGAAACATTTAGGCGTATTGCAGCTTATGTACACTGGTATGTGCGGAGCGTAGACCTCTAAAGCAGTCACTAGCACCGTCAGACCAACATTCCCTGTACTACAGATCACGATTGCTTGCATAAGCCCCAGAAGTAAAGATCAGCAGGTGAATCACAAGTAGAAAACTCGTATTGCTCAAACTTGTTTAAATCGCATTTATCTCTAAAGTCTTGCTCTGTTAAGTTAAGATAATAATCGCCAAGAAAAGGATTGTCAGCCCTGCTAGTCCTTCCAGTGCCATGTTCCGGCCTCCCTGTAGTAGCGCAGCTAAAGAATACTAATCCGCTAGACATCCGAACCATGTTGTCGAATGTCTCAGCCCACTTATCGTTATGCTCAAAGCACTCGCAGCTAGCCGTAACGTCAAAATAGCCTGTAGGGAATACTAATTCTTCTCCCCTGCCTACTACATCAACGCCTCTACCCTCGCCAATGTCCACGCCAATATAGCTAGGTGTATCAAAAAAGATACGTATTGACCCATTGATGTCGAGAGAGCCAATCTCTAATACTTTTTTATTAACAAAGTAATC